CCACCCACTGGGTACCAGCCCCATTGTATGTTTCTACTTCCCTCACCTTGGTATCCATCTGCCAACAACCCAGAAGCCACGTAGCTACGGTCTGGTCTAGGATTCCTTAAAGCCTGCGGATCGTCTACCGGAAACTCACCAAGGTGTAACTGTGGATGATCTGGATCCCAGCATTCGGGACACACCAACAGATCATAATTTTTACCCTTAATAATTTCCTTCTTTAAAGTTTTTAGAAGAAAACGCTGCCCACAGCGATCACATTCTGCAATTGCAATTTTGCCACTGGCAAAAGGACTACCCATTACATGCCCCCAATGAACTGCTGCCGGGGCACCAATCTTAAAGCTGCTCTCTCGCTGTCTTCACTTGCGGCCAATTGCCAAGCTTCATCGTACTGCGCTTTTAGCATAGGCATGCGCTCAAAACCCGACTGGATCTTGCCAGCGATGTAATAAGCTAAACCTGCCGCCATGCAGGGGATAAACCGGAATGGAACATCCATTACGTTAACACCCCCACCAGCGTCCTGTGTGCGGCGTAGACGCCAATAAATTAATTGGTAGGGCTGAGAGCCATCCGGTGTCGGCCAGACGGTTACAGCGGGCAGCTGCTGCCAGTAAACCGATGTTGCCGTCAAGTGTGTTGCAGCGGTCGTGTCTTGCTGACCCCGGAAGCAGTTATTAAGGGTATTCCCTGATATGTAGCCATAGTTGATGACTTCATTGTCAATCTTTATAAACCCAGCCGCAGGTAGGCCAAGGGTGGAGCTAAGCGTGATAGTGGTTGCGGTAGCGGTCAGTGCACCATTAAGAGTGATTACCGTTGGAGATGTTTGCCCATTGAAACGCTGTATCCAAATTTGAATTGGGCGGGCTTGTTGGATCTTGTTGGGAATCGTGGCATAGGTTGACACGCTGATCCGGGTGATTGACAAGTCTGCCTGTGTAGCCGCTGCGTTCCCGCCAGTGCGGATGACATGCTCCAACAAGTCAATGGTGTCTGTCGGTAGGGCGTATGTGTTCTGACCTTGCACCAAATTAATGGTGCCAGTATCGATAGTCCACATGTTAATGCCGCGATTAGCCCAGTCGGCAAACATGATGTTTAAGCTGCGTCGCGCGGTACGAAGGTCGTAACCTGTACGCAACTCTCCACCGGCGCGTTCAAACGCCTCTTCAACCAAATCAGTTAGGTCAAGGTTAAACGAGGAAGAGCCGGAAGTGTTTGCCATATTAAGTCATCTTTCCACGGGTTTTACCACGTTGAGCTATACCATCGGCACGGCTGGAAGCTGTAACTTTACCGCCTTTTGCTTTTTTTTCAACCATACCTTTAGGTAGCGGAGCCTCGTCTTGAACGGTGTAATCTCTTTCGCCCCTTTTAATAGCTTCGCGTTCAGCTGCGATAGATCGGCTGAGTCCCTTCCCTTTAGCTTCGTATTCTTTGGGCCCGGGGTATGAAATACCAGACTGATTTAGAAACGGAACTAAATTCATTGCACCTGTTGCATATGCCTTCAATTTTGTTGAAGTTTTGCCGTGTTCTTTTTCATCGTCCTCTAGCTTGCGCAAATCACTGATATCAGTTGCTTTACCCATTATCGAAACCCCGCTGTTTTTTTTGCAATCGTTTTGGGTTGAGCTACAAACTGTTTCCCGGCGGCTTTCCCGGCTCGCTTGGCTTTTGTCGTTGCAGCGTACTCCGAAGAGCTAAGAGATTGTATGGCTTTCTCAGGCAAGTACCGCTCCCCCGTCTTGGAAGACGGTTTACCAGACTTGGTGCGCCATTTTTGGTCGCCCCAGTCTTTAAGGGATTTTTGCGGTGCCTTCATATCAGTCTTTGTATCCGCCGCCAGCAGCCTTGTAGCGTTTAGCCATCAATTGACTTTTTCTGGCTGACCACTGACCTGCGCCTGTACCTTGAACTGCGGAAGCTTTAATGCTGTTGAAAATACGTTTACGGAGCTCAGGCTTTGTGTAGTTACCAGCTTCATTGACCTTGCCGCCTTCAGCCATTTGGACGGCTTTAGATTTGGGCACTTTCTTAGGGTTTATGGCCCCCATGCCACGGCTGGGCATCATGGTTACACCATCCGGCCTTTTGTGTGGCCCTTAGAGATGCAGCCATCCGCACGAGTAACACCACCAGACTTAAAGCGCTTACCCATTTCGGTTCGAGTAGTAGGCGCTTTCTCCGCTGCTTTTTCAGCTTTGCGGTCAGCCATGATCTGCTTCATGTCATCGGTAGGTGGCGCATCAGTGCCACTAGAACGAGCTTCTTCTCTGGCTTTTTTTGCCCGAGCTTCTGCGTCAATTACTGCTTGCTTTGTATCATCCATGATTAGCACATCCTTCCGCGAGTTTTGCCTTTGGTAGCGATACCATCAGCACGTTTAGAAGCTGACACAACGCCGCCTTGAGCCTTAGAGACCGGAGGTTTGTTGCGGTTTGCCATTTGCTCCATGTTCAAAATTGCTTGTTTTTGGCGTTGATCAACTAAAGCCTTTGCAGCAAACTCCTCACGGAGTTGCGCTAACTTTTGTTTAATTTCTTCAGACGGCTGCGCCATAGCTACATCATCTTCCCACGAGTTTTACCACGTTGGGCAATACCGTCGCCGCGTTTAGAGGCCGAAGCGGTCATACCACCGTTTTTGTATCCTTCTTCCTTGAGGCCTCGGCGCTCACCTCGGAGACCTGCCGCACGTTGTTTCATGCCAGCTTGTTCTGATAAATAAGCATCGGCATCCGTGAGCTTGTCGCCTATGTACTGTCCGGCTCTTTTTACATACGCGGCTGGAGTTCCGAGGACACCACTCAATCCACTGGCTTCTTCCTGACGTTCCCGACCTTTTTTACGGCCATAGTCACGTCCTTCTTCTTCTGCTCTTTTGCTTCTTTCGGAAAGTATGGAATCTATGGAATCTGAATCAGACTCTGTAGATTTTGGTGCAACTTTTTTGGTCGCCATCGATGGCCTTTTCATTCCCGGTAATCCACCGCTTCTTGGCATTCCAGATCCATCGCTTGGAGATCCATAACGCGGCTCACTTGGCATTTGACTTATTTCTTCAGTGTCCATGCCACCAGCAGCAAATTTGCGTTTTTTCATGATATTTCCTTAGCAGGCTCTGCCGCCAGATTTCATCTTAATCATTGTGCCTTGGGTCTTACCCTTGACAGCAACACCATCGGGCTTAGAGTTTGTTTTAACAGAGCCCATCTTGGTCATGCCGCCGCTTTTCATGCCCATTTCGGACTTCTCGTGTTTGATCATGGATTTAGGAGCACCAGCTTTTTTCATGAAGCCGATTTCTTTTTTTACCATTGCTTTGGATTCTTTCATATCACCACCTTTTGAAAAAAGTTCACTCTTACCTTGATTTGTATCAGGCCTGTTTACCACTTGGGAATCTGCGCGAGTGTTGGAACTTCCAAATTTCGCGCCCTTACTTGCCTTACTGAAATCCTTGGCTACGGATACAGGCACACCAACCTTTTTGGCAAACGCCGGGTTGTGTGCTGCGGCATCCATAAACCGCTTTTGCTTGTTACTTGTCGCTGGCATCATTTCCCCGCTTGAATAAGCTGATCAATCTTTGCTTCAAGCTTGTTAAAGCGCTGGTCAATGTGGTCAGTAATTCGCTGAACTTCTGCTTGAGTAACTGTATCACGGGCAATCTCCTCGCGGGTTATGTTTAAAAGACGCTCAACACGCTTGGTATCTTCACCAATTTCTTTCATTTGAGCAAACTTTTCTTTGACAAATAGACCAAAAATCCCCATCAAAACAGAGAGGACTGCTGACCAAATTGTGCTTAGTTCCATATCAACATTTCCATCTTGCTAGCGAAGCAGCCTTACGAGTAGGCTGACCCTTTTCATCTTTCATTGGCCCCGGCATACCAGACATACGGGCACAGAATGACTTCTTGCGTGCACCGCCTTGTGGCTGTGGCGCTTTAAGATTTGACCCTGTAGCCGCGTTGTACTTGGCACGGCCTTTGGCGGTCAACCCAGCCCCTTTAGAGACCGGCAGCTTTTCGCCGCGACCTACTGCAAGGGATGGGGTTTTCTTAGCCATAAAACACCGTGATATGTGTGTTGGCTCCCAAGAAAAGGCGTATGCCGTGATGGGCAAGAATACCTTCGCCGGGAATCGTCACACTGTATCCAGTTTGATTTGATGCGTCCAATTGCAGCAGCACGTCGTTGTATACGGTGACATTTCCGCTGGCCGCACCCGAATTCGCAACAGTGACAGTAAACGTATTTGCAGTGGCGGCTGTTTGGACTTGGTACGGGTTATCCGTCAAATCCCAGTCCAGATAAACCCAATCGCCAGCCCTTAAACCATGATTAGCCGCTGTAATTGTCGCCGTAGTAGTGGCTCTTGCGTAAGTTCCGCTGATACTGATGTTATCAACCAAAACGGTGTACTCTGTAGCACCAGAAAACGGAAAAACAACCGCGCCTTTAAGGCGAGTACGGTACGGAACCATCAAGCCGGAAACTCCGCCGTGCTGTGATTTAACGTCGTATTGCATTGCCATAATCAATCTCCTTTAAAAACGGGGCCGAAGCCCCTTGAGTTGATTAAGAGTCTGCAAACGGTGTAGCGACAGTGCCGGATCCAATAACATTTCCAGTCACCATGTACTTGTCAGCAGCAATCGCCACAATCTGAACCCATGTACCAGCAACGCCGCCGGTAGTTGTACCGTTCAAGTTGATGAAGTCATTGGAAGAGCCGTTAGCAGAGAAAGCAACCACAGCACCAGATGTGTCTGAATCAATAGACATTACAGCGCCGACGTACAAGTCACCAGAAGCGGCGGTAACACCGATTTTCAACGAGCTAGTGGAGATAGTTGTAGGCACCCAGATGGTGTAGACAACGCCTTCGTTGTTGATTGTGTTGGGATCTTGGCCGGGGCCAGACGTGGTCGGGTTGGTCGAAACATTGATTGCGGGGAGCGTCAATGTGAGTGCAGCGGCCAAAGAGCCACCGACAGAAATGATGCGGCCACCGTGAGCTTCGGGGCTTAGTGTGGTGCTGGTTGTAATTTCAACAACAGCGGCTGGGCCTTGTTGATAGATACCGCCCAATGAACGAACTGGGCCTTGAAACGTAGTGCGTGCCATAATTTTTCCTTACATGCAAGTTGGGTGTATCTATCTGCATGTCGTCAGCCGGAACTGTTAGATACACCGGAAAGTCCGGATTAGCTGCAATATATCACTTTATTTGGGTGTGTGCAACAAATAAAAAGGGCCCCCGAAGGAGCCCTCTTTAATAAGCCCGAGGGCTTAGGTCGAACCGGACGAACCGAACATACCCAATGGATCAGACCAGCCGAAGCTGTAACGCTCACGAGACTTGTAACGGACGTTACCTGTATCGAAGTCACCATCCATGTTGGTGCTCAACGGTGTACGCACAAAGTGCTTCAATCCGTTAGGCACGTCCGTGCAGATGAACCAAGCGTTGGTGTCAGTCAAATAGTTGTTGACGGTGTAACCCCCGGGGATTGAACCGTTGTTATTCAACGCATTGATGTCGTTGTCAGCAGTGCCAGTACGGAGGCTGGTTTCCAATAAGCGAGTAGCAACGAATTGCAACGCAGGTGGAACAATCAACTTCCGTGGCTTTGCAGCAATCAACAGACCACGCTCATCCGTCCAAGCGGCGATCTGAATAACAGAGGCTTCCAAAGAAGTCTCGTTCAAATCAACTTGGGTCGAAGGAGTGTTGGAGTTGACACCACCGCCTACGGTTGGGTGCGAAGTGCTAAACAAAGGAACGCCATCACCGCCGTAATAAGCGGAAGAGTTGGTGAAACCATTGTTCAGAACAGCCGCAGCCTTGGTCTGCTTGGTATACGCCATAGCGCGAGCCAGCGACTTGGTGTAGCGTGCAGACAAGCTGTCATACAGATTGTCTTCAATCGCTTCTTCAGTAATACTGAAGCCAAGGGCGATGGTTTCGTGCGTGTAGCGAGTAGAGAAAGCTTCCTGCGCGTTGTCATAAGCGATGGCAGAGCCCTCGTTCTTGACAGGTGCAGCACCAAAGCCGGATAGCTTGGTTTCTTCCTCAAAGGAACGCTCAGAGGTTTCAGTCTCGTAGATTTCCTTGTGTTGCTCGCCGTAACGGGCGTACTCCATACCGAACAAAGCGTTCAGACCGGGGAGAAGTTCTTTAAGTAGTTGTGCGCGTGAAATAGCCATGATTTAGCTCCTTACAGACCGACGTTGTTTAAATACGAGTGGGCACTGGGGTTGAACTTAACCAACACATCAGTGAACGCGTCGCCGATTGCCGAGAAGCCTTGAACCTCAACAAAGCCCACAATACGGAAAGCCGCAGCAGTGGTTTGCACTGTAGCGTCCAAAGCGCTGGTTGAGTTACCAGTTGTAGTGGAACCTGTGCTGGTGCTTTGTACAGCGGCAAAGAAGGTGTTAGTGCCCAAAACTGTTTGAGCTCCAGAACCATCTAGCTGTGCTTGGAACGCAACGCTTGGGTCAGTAATAACCTTAGCTGTTACCACACCGGTTGTGCCGGAGGGGTAGTACTGAGAGTTAATCACTTGACCTTGTGCATTGACGTACTGGCAACCGACGAAAACGCCGATTGCACCGATGCC